CGGCGCTTCAGGCGTGCGTACATTGAGGAAGGCAAAGGCAATGGCAAATCCCCTTGGGCTGCGGGCACTGGCATGTATTGCCTTCTTGCAGACGGTGAAGCGCGAGCCGAAGTTTACGCGGCTGGCAAAGACCGTGAACAGGCAATGGTCTTGTTTCGGGACGCCGTCGCCATGTGCGACCAATCCCCAGCCATTGCGGCGCGGCTTACCAAGTCGGGTGGCAACCCGGTTTGGAATCTTGCCGACCTAAAGACAGCTTCATTCTTCCGGCCGGTGACCGGTGAGGTAAGCAGCGGACAACGCCCGTATGCTGTTCTCGCCGACGAAATCCACGAGCACCCTAGCCGTGCGGTTATCGAAATGCTTGAACGCGGTTTCAAGTTTCGACGCCAACCGTTGATGATTATGATTACGAATTCCGGCAGCGATCGGAATACGGTTTGTTATGAGGAACACACTTACGCAGTCAAGGTAGCTGCAGGCACAAGGACGCCAGACGACGACTCTACGTTCGTCTATGACCCGGACGCGGTAGCGGAGTTTGACGACTCCTTTTCGTTCGTGTGCTCTCTCGATAAAGACGATGACCCGATGAAAGACCCGACGTGCTGGCCGAAGGCCAACCCGTTGTTAGGTGTCACCATCACTACCACGTACTTGGCTGGCGTCGTTAAGCAAGCGAAGTCGATTCCGGGTCGCATGAACGGAATCCTTCGGCTGCACTTTTGCGTGTGGACGGACTCTGATGAGTCGTGGATGAGCCGAGCGGCGCTTGAGGAAGTGCTTGCCGACTTCGACCCATACGAAGAGCACTCGGGCAAAGAGATTGATGGCGTTGGGCTTGATCTATCGGCGGCACAGGATTTGACGGCGCGAGCGTGCGTTATTCAAACCGGCGTAAACGCTGAAGGTCGTCCGTTGTTTGATGCTTGGGTAGAGGCGTGGACGCCTGAAGATACTATTGAGGAAAGAGCACTGCGGGACAAAGCGCCATACGATGTTTGGGTACGTGACGATTGGCTACAGGCTATTCCGGGCAAGGCTATACGTCTGGATTATATCGCTGCCGATCTTGCAACGCTCAACACTGATTTTACTGTTAAGGTTCTCGCATACGATCGCTACGGATATAGAAAACTATCCGAAGAGCTTGACGCCATCGGGTTGAAGCTAAACGAAGTCGAACACCCGCAAGGTGGTCGCAAGCGTGCAAGGCCAACCGACGCACAGCTAGCCGCAGCCAAAGACAAGGGTGTTGAACCACCGCTTGGTCTTTGGATGCCGGGCAGCATTAAAGAATTCGAGTCGCTGATTTTTGAAAAGCGAATTCGCATTCGTCGAAGCCCCGTCATTATTTCCGCGATCATGTCAGCGGCGCTAGAGCGCGACCCGCTCTTTGACAACTATTGGTTTTCAAAGCGCAAAGCCACCAACAGAATTGATCCTGTCGTAGCTCTGGCTATGGCGATCGGCGCTGCAACTGCAAACGTTGCGCCGCTTGTTGGCCCATCAATCTACGAGACGCGGGGGTTTCTAGACCTTTAAGCCCGCAGGAAAACAATACGCAATGGGCCTGTGGGATTCACTTACGAAGGGCTTCCGTCCAAAGAACGATATCACGTCGCTGACGTTTGATGAATGGATTGCATTGTCGGCGCAAGCCAACGGTGGACGTTCAACGTCAGGCGTGTTTGTCTCTCCGGAAACAGCCATCCGTCAAGTCACTGTTATGATTTGCGTGCGTGTTCTTTCAGAGAGCGTGGCGAGTCTGCCGTGTATTCTTTACAAGAAGCGCAAAGACGGCGGCAAGGATATCGCAGACGGCGAGCCTCTATACAATATCCTGACAGGCAAAACGAACGGCTGGAATACGCCATTCGAATATTTTGAAGGCTCAATGGGAAACCTTGCCCTTCGTGGTAACGCGTATTCGTACATCGATCGCAACAGCAAAGGACAACCAGCCGGTTTGATTCCTCTCAACCCTGATGGGGTTGAAATCAAGATGGCAAAGGATTGGTCTCCGATCTACACCGCGAACATGCCGGACAATTCTCGGCAACAGCTATCCTCGCTTGAAATGTTCCACATGCGCGGCCCGCTGCCGAAGGGATTCTTCGGCCGGTCATTGATAGCGTTGGCTCGTGATGCGATCGGACTTGGACTCGCGACCGAACGTTTTGGGTCTTCGCTGTTTGAGAATGGCGCGAAGCCTTCCGGTGTTCTGGAAACGCCGAAGTCAATAACGACGCCAGCGCAAGAGCGTCTTAAGTCACAGTTCGCGCAACGCCACACCGGCTTGGAAAATGCGAACAAGCCGCTTCTACTTGAAGAGGGTATGAAGTGGGTTGCTCTGTACATCAATCCGGACGATGCACAGTTTCTTGAAACGAGAAAGTTTCAGCGTGCCGAAATCGCGGGAATCTTCCGCGTTCCGGCGCATTACGTCAACGATCTTGAGAATGCGACGTTCTCTAATATCGAACATCAATCGCTTGACTTCGTGATGCACTCATTGCGTCCGTGGCTTGTCCGTTGGGAACAGTCGATTACGCGCGACCTTATCGCGCCACAGGATCAGGCCAACTACTGCGTTGAATTTGACGTTGATGAAATCCTTCGCGGCGACTTCCTGTCACGCATGAATGGCTTTGCTCTGCAGATTCAAAACAAGATCGCTACGCCTAACGAAGTTCGTATCAAAAACAATATGAACCCGATCAAGGGCGGCGAAAATCTCGTTGAAACGAACAACATTCAATCACCGATTAAGCCCGGTGAATCAACTACGGGTGCTGACGTACCCGCGAAGAAAGCTGCTTAGATAAATGGCTGCAATTGACGACTACGTTACGCAGGCGACGGGACTAGATAGCCCGCTTGCACACTTGGCGCTTGTCACGCCTAACGACACTGTCGATTTAACCGACGTCTCGCGAGTAATCTACATCGCTGCAGCCGGTACGCTGAAGGTGACAACAGAAGGCGGCGAGACGGTTACGATTGCATCCGGCACGCTAAACGTTGGCGTTCCCCATAAGCTGCGGGTATCTCGCATCTTCGCGACAGGAACAACAGCCACCGGAATCATGGTGGGTTGGTAACTGAAATGGCAGCAATCAATATCGACGTGCCGAAAGGTTCACGTCGCGATCGGTTCTTTAATCGCTCTGTCGGTACTAAGTTCGCTGTAACAGAACCGGCCAAGTCCGGTGATGCTACAGAAATTGAGCTGTACGATGAAATCGGCATGTGGGGAGTGAACGCGAAAGACTTCCGTTCACAGATCAAAGACTCTGGCGACATTGTCTTGAAGATCAATTCTCCCGGTGGCGACGTCTTCGACGGCATCGCCATGTACAACGATCTTCAGGCGCATAAGGGCAACGTACGCGTAGAAATCAACGGCATTGCCGCTTCCATTGCGTCCATTATCGCAATGGCTGGCAATCAAATTGCCATCGGCGCGAATGCCATGATGATGATTCACAACTCGTGGACCATCGCAATGGGCAACGCGGATGACTTCGAAGAGCAAGCCGTGGTCTTGGGAAAGATCGATGGCGCTCTAGCGTTGACGTACGCCGCACAGAAGGGGACGCCGGGTATTCGGACCATCAAACAAATGATGGCTGATGAAACGTGGTTCTCCGGAAAAGAAGCCGTCGAAAACGGCTTTGCTACAGAAATCTTGACACCCGCCGACAAGTCGACGGCTCAAGCGAAGTTCGATCTATCACCGTTTTTGAATGTTCCGAAGTCTCTATTGGTGACTGACGAAGATTTTGAAGATGGGGAGACGGAAGACGACATTGTTAAAGTGCTCATGCGTGACGCTGGGTACACACGAGCACGAGCGAAGGCTTTTATCAAAAGCGCGCGTGTCGGAAATACGAGCAAAAACGAAACCATGCTTGGCGCTGGTGAAGTGAAGCTTGATGGACTCCTTTCCGCATTTACGGATTGGAAAGTTTAACTTTTTCACCAAGGAAATTATTTTTAATGCCCGTTACACAAGAGGCAATCGATACGATTGCCACTGAGACCAAGCGTATTGCTACCGATACCAAGGCTCTTTACGAAGCCGCTCAGAAAGACCTCGCTGCACTCCGTAGCGAACTTGATACGGTATCCAAGAAGGCGCAGATTGACCCTCTGTTCGTAGACAAGGTCGACACTCTCTCAGAGTCGGTTGCTACACTGCAGGGTACACACGAAGGCGACAAGTCGGTTATTGCAGCGCTGACAAAGCAGGTTAGCGACCTTGAAGCCGTGAATAAGCGTCCCGGTACAAAGGGCGGTTGGGCTGACAGCGACGAAGCCAAGACTGCCAAGGATGCGTTTGATTTCCATAAGCGGCGTCTCATTGCCGAAGGCAAGCTGAACGTCAACAGCAAGATTGAGCCGGACGTTAAGGCTTATCAGGAATATTGCGATGCGTTCCCGCACTACATGCGCGCCCGCTCTGACGGTGCCATGAAGCCGAATATTCAGGCCGCTATGTCGACCGGTTCGGACCCTGACGGCGGTTACACCGTTACGCAGACATTCGACCAGCGCGTTATTAAGCGGGTGTTCGAAACTTCGAATCTTCGCGCTCTCGCTACCGTGATTCCGATTTCGGGTAAGGAACTCGTTATTCCGCGTGACGAAGGTGAGTTTGGTTTCGGCGGTTGGGTTGGCGAATTCACGCAGCCTAGCGAGACTGGAACTTCGCAGCTCGGCGAGTCCAAGATCGCTGTGCATGAAATGTTTGCGGAGCCCCGCGTTACGCAGCAGATGCTTGAAGATGCTGGCTTCGACGTTGAGTCGTATGTCGCTGGCAAGGTTGGCGACAAGTTCGGACGCATTGAGGAAACTTCGTTCTTCACTGGCACGGGCACCAATCAGCCGCGCGGCATTCTGACATACCCGAACTACACTTCGCCGGGCGTGTTCCAGAACGGCGCTGTTGAGCAGATTGTTTCCGGCAACGCTACCGCGTTGACTGGCGACGGCCTGTACAATCTCGTGTACTCGCTGAAGACATTCTACACACCGAACGCAAATTTCCTTTTGAGCCGCACTGTCGTTCGCGATCTGTTGAAGCTGAAGGATGGTCAGGGCAATTACCTCTGGCAGATGCGTAACGTACAGGCCGGTCAGCCCGCTTTGCTGATTGACTACCCTGTGGTGCGTGCGGAAGACATGCCGGTTGTTGCTGCTGGCAATCTCGCGATCGGCTTTGGTGACTTCAAACAGATGTACACCATTGTTGATCGTCTCGGTATCACGTTGCTCCGCGACAATCTTACGGCAAAACCTCTAATAAAATTTTACAATCGTCGAAGGGTTGGCGGCGACGTCGTCAATTTTGAGTCGGTAAAGTTGCATAAGATCAGCACCTAATCAGGTCTGACTCGCGGGGTTGTGCATCGGCACAACCCCGTAAATTCCAAAATCAATTCTAAAGGAGTCAGGTCTTTATGCCTGTTCGCGATCTTCATAATAACGTAAACGTTCGGGTTGCTCTCGCGCCCGTCGCTGCGGCTGCAACGGATAACACCGTTCAGACAACGACAATTCTTAATACGCTTGGTTTCGAGTCGATTGAACTTGTTATTCTCACCGGCACACTCGCCGATGCTGATGCTACTTTCGCTGTTGTCTTGAACGAGTCTAATGACTCGGGCATGGCAGGTTCAAACGTCGTAGCTGCTACCGATATGCTTGGTACAACCGCGCTTGCAAGCTTCACATTCGCACAGGACAGTGCGTGCCTGAAGCTGGGATACGTCGGTACCAAAGAGTACATTCAGGCGACTATTACACCGACCAACAACACCGGCTCGGCTCCGCTTGCCGCTGTTTGGGTCATGGGCCACTCGGCTTACGTCCCGACTGCGAATCCTCCGGTCTAAGCTAAAAACAACTATGGGGCGGCGATAACGCCGCTCCATTTTTCATTTCGAGGAGAAGAAATGTCGAAAGTTATAAAGAAATTTCCGTGGTCGCCAGACGGCTACACCACACAGCGTTTGAACGTCGGCGACGAAAGAGATTTTGGCGCTCTCACGGATTCGCTAATCGAGGCGGGATTTATTACGAATGAAATCGATTCTGACGGTGGTGACACCGGCCGACAGCCAAGACCTAACAATTCTGGCAAACGTAAAAGCTGAGTTAGGTATCACAGACACGGACGAAGACGCGAATCTAGAAACGTGGATTGACCAGTCTAGCGCGATCGTCTCTGATTATTGCAATCGTACGTTCGGGCTGGAAACAGATTTAGAGACTTTCCGCCACCGCGTACAGCTTGGCTCGTACGACGGCCTGTACTATGGCGGAACCGGGGGAGCGTTTCCTCTCGGCGGCGGTGTTGAAAAGATAGTACTGCGGCGAATGCCGGTAACTGGCTTCACTTCTGTCATTGAGAACGGTGTAGAGCTAATCGAAGACGTCGACTTTGAATGCGACTACGCGTCTGGAATCATGACGCGGCTTTGCAATGACTTCGAACGGCGCTGGTATTTCCGCACGTTGCTTGTCACATACTCGGCTGGTTACGAGCTGCTAGGTACGTTGCCGATCGCGATTGAGCGAGCAACGATTACGATGCTCAAATATCTTCGCGCCAATTCGACAAGTGACCCGTTCCTAATGTCAGAAACGCTTCCGGGTGTGAGAACGGTTCAATATGCAGTCGGTAAGTTCGGCGGGCAGGATACGTGGCCACCGCAAGACGTCATTAACCTGCTAGCGCCTTATAAGTCTTGGGACGTTTAACGCACTTCGTCTTTGGTGGCCTCAAGAAACCATTCTTCGGTACGCTTGAGGTTGACCAAGACACGAAGCAACAGGCGTAGGGCGCTGGGCATGGCCAGATCGCCGCTGGCGTAGCGCCGCGAGGTTCGGGGGTCGATACCTAGGGCTTTGGCTGCGCCTACCTGTGACCATCCTAGCCGATCTATGGCGCGACTGTATTCGGTCTCCGGGTAGTCGTATTTGCGTTCGGGTGGCAATTCAGTTCCTGCGAAGGTTGCGAGCGTGAATAACGACGTCGTTAGCGCCACCCTCAAGACGAACGCAATAGACGTCCGGCTTCTCGTGCTTTGAGATGACAACGCCATTTATCGGCGGTGCAGTCGTCAAGTCTTGGACTTGGTCGCCGGGTTCGTATTGGTAATGCTTCTCACGAAGCAACGCCGGGTCTCTCTGTGCTTGTCGACCTAGCTGCAAGCCCTTCATATTTTTTGTTGTCAGTTTCACGGGTTTTAGACTCCTATGTGGGAACCCTAGGGCACATTGCCCTAGCGTGTCAAGTCAAAAGAACAACAGCCACCCGGCGAAGGCTGCGTTAAAGGCGCAGCCAGCCGCAAGGGTGAGAGCGATCTTGGCGGGGGTCACGGCTTGGGTGCGGGATAGCGACCGATGAATTCCGCACTGGCCGGAATATCGTTGACTTCGGTCCACTTGCAACCCTTCGCGGCGAAAGATTCATTCCGGCGAGTGAACATTTCGATTGGTTCGCTCTTCAGAATTCGGCCACCACAAAAGAGAGCGTATCGGGTTTCGGTCTGAGCCTCTGTCACAAGCCAGCCAAGCACAAGGTGCCTGTCGGCAGGCGCTAGGGCCAGATTTACTTCGCCGGTCATGTACTTCGCGAAAGTGATGGTCATTGGGCGTTCCCTTCGTTCTGATGTACCCAAGATAGGGCGATTCGCCCTACGCGTCAATAGCCTCTAAAAACTATTTTTGGTGCGCTGCACCCTTAACCGCTCATGTTAGGGCATATCGCCCTATCTGTCAAGCCCTGAAAAAGAGGAGTTTTCAGTCATGTCTAACCTTTCCGTCAATTCTCAAGCGCGAGAGACAACCGTTGAAATGATCGTAACCCGCGCTGATGGGACGGTCGAAAATTTAGGTGTCGTTTCCTACTGGCACCGCAACCCGATCATGCGAGTCGCATGGCATTTAAGGAAATTATTTAGGTGACTGCACAGGTACAACAGACAGGGCTTGCCAACATCACGGCGGCCTTGGTTACGGCTAGCGTCGTTAAATTTCTTCAGTGGGGCACAGGCACGGGCGCGGTTTCGTCCGCTACAACCGTCACCACAACAAGCACAACTGAAGCCCGCACGTCGGGCACAATGTCGGCAGTCACCACAACGTCGACCAATGACACGTTGCAGGTAGTCGGCACGATCACAGCGGCTGGTACGCGAGCGATTACCGAAGTAGGCGTGTTTGACGCGGCTGGCACAGGCTCGCCACCCACAGGCGGAAATATGTTCTGCTATGGCAGCTTTGCTGCTGTCAACCTTCTGAGCGGCGACTCTATCGCGTTCACAGTGAAGGTTACGTTCTCTTAATACGGTTGGTAGATGACAACGTTAGTCGGTAGCGCGAAGGGGACGAACACCGCCACGGCACCGGCTCACGCAATTGGTGACATTCTTGTGGTGTGCGCTACGCGTAATGCGAGCGTTACACCACCGGGCGTAGGTAGCGGATTTACGAGCCTTGGTACGAAGGTGCAGGGGACATATTCCTCTGTCATCGGATTCAAGATTGCTACATCTACGTCCGATGCCACAGGTACGTGGACTAATGCCACTGAAACTATCGTGCAGGTTTATCGTCCAACATCGGGGCGAACAACAGGTATAGGCGCGAGCGCTTCAGGTGGCGGAACGTCAAGCCCTGCGGTCTATCCCGCACTAACACTCACTGGAGTCGGAACTTCCTCTTGGGTTGTTTTCTTCGGTGGGGCTAAAGGTGCTTCCACCACTATCGATAACGTTCCTTCCGGAGCAACTCTTCGACAAGACGAAATTGGAACGGGAGAACTAGCCGGGTTTGACACCAACGGGCCGGTGTCTAGTCGATCATCGTCCAACGTCACATACACCGGAACGGCTACCGATTGGATCACGT